TTAATAAAAGGCTGGGTGTTGTTCAGTATTATCTAAAGCACTAAATCTGGAGTATTCACCTTCAAATTTACATAACACTCGACCTAATGGTCCGTTACGGTGCTTTGCAATAATGATTTCACACAGACCGTTTAATTCATCATCGGGTTTGGCATAGTAGTCATCTCGATGTAATAACATAATGAAATCAGCATCTTGTTCTATTGCGCCTGAATCACGGAGGTCTGATGATACTGGTCTTTTATCAATTCGGTTTTCTGGATTACGGGATAGCTGGGATAAGACGATGATTGGTACATCAACTTCTTTTGAAATGGATTTAATTTCGGCAGAAATAGCAGTAACTTCCTCATATTTATTTGATTTACCTGGCATCGTCATAATTTGTAAGTAATCAATAAATTAGTTAACGTTGTTGATAATGGCTTGGATAATGTTGTATCACACAATCAAGAAAATTATTCTGATGAAGCGTGCTTGTTTGAACTGTCGCAGACTACACCTTTCGTATCAAGTATTAACAAATTAAAAACCGGCATATTGAACAACAATACCGATATTCACAACGTAAGAAATATTAAACACTTGATCAACGGTGATTTTAAAATTTTAAAAGATTACGCGGTTATCTATGAACAGGAAAATTTTATTCATGTAACTAAAGGGACAATGTTTGACTTAAGTTCAGATAAAAAACTTTTTAGAATTAGCGTCCGCTTATTTGATAAAGATAAAACGCTAATCACGGATCAGCTTGACGAATTGATTTTGTCGGGTGAGTTAAAAAACGATCAGAGCGTGCCGACGCAGTTGACCATGCGTGGAAATGATGATCATATTAATTTTATGATTAAATCAGATAAAGTGGCTTATGTGAAAATTTTAATTAGTTCGGGAAATAATAGCGAGAATAAAACATTTAATTATTTACGTTTTATTGTTCGATATCCGAAACACTTTATAGAAAAATCGCGCGGCTTTCATAACATCGTAAAACCGGAACGAAAAAATTCACTTATGTATTATTCTAACGATGATATTGATATGGGGGAAATTGGCGAGGGGATCCCTTGTTATAAGCATGACTTAAGTGAGATGAAAATTAATATTACACGATCGGCGATCACGGTGAAAAACATAGATCAGAAAGAGATTGATATTGACGGGACTTTGATTCAGTTTGCGCCAGAAGGTAGTTGCTTTTTAATCTATGAGGATCAGTCAAAACAAGAAAAGAAATTAGCGATTGAAACAGCAAATAATAAAAAAATCACTTTAAAAGAAAACGCCCCGGTTGATCTCACGGTTAGGCAAAATGTCGTCTTTTTAGTCACTAAAACAAAGTCATTGTAAAGGGGGCGCTATGTGGAAAAAGCAAAAATTAAAACTAGCCCCGCAGGCAAAGCGCACACTTGAACAAGCACAGAGGGGGAATATTTCCCCCTTTTCGCTATCAGCGCAAGGGGTCAAAATCGGGGTGCATAACTGGTCACATGGAATTAAAGAAAAATCAAATATGTATCTATCGCCTGAAAATGCAGTGAAAGCACTTTCTGCGAAGTTAGTTGATTATGCTGATCCAAATCGCCCTCGAGGGCAGCAGGATGTGATTGCGGTGATGATAACTAGCAATGATATTCAAGACTTTATCAGCAGACTTGAACAAGTGCGCGTTTTAATGCCTGAACCGACTTTTAAGCAAGCGCTTGATTATGCGATAGCAAGTAAGTCATTGCAAGAAACGAAGATGATTAAGACGCCGACGATTCAAAGCCCTGCTTTCGCTAAATCAGCAGATATTACGCCGGGGGCGAATCGTGAAATGCAGTCAATTTTACGCAACGCAATGAGTGCAGCAAAAGCGACAAGCTCGGGCGACCCGCAAGCAAAATTGACGGCACTTTTAGCTGTGAAACGTGAGAAAGAACAACAGAATGCGCGCCGCGTTGCGGAAATGTTAGATACAAGTGTTTTAGTTGACGCGTTCAGTGCGTCGGACTTTTTAGAATCAGCCGACGCGCAAATAAAATTAAATATCCCGCCCGCAAGCAATGTGTTTACGGCTTGCGTGATGTTTATCGGCGCGGATTTATCAACGATTAAAGGAATGTTAAATGACAACGATTAAGCGCAATCCGAGCGTGCAGTTAGCGTTAGATGGTAAGCCGATTTATTTACACGATATAAACATAAACGCGAGCGTTAAGCGCGAAGATAAAGATATGAGCGGACAGAAAAGCTCAACGAAAAAAACAGATAAGGGCGTGAAAGCAAAAGAATTAAACGTGATCGGCGTGATTCCGTATGATCGTAAGGAATGGCTCACTAACCTATTTAATTTAGCCGAGGCAGAGAATGAGTAGGGCGAGCAAGTAACATACCGCGTTTCTTGTTTAATCGCCGAGGCAATCAATATGCGAGAAGTGCAATTCACTGGCACAGTGAACGCAACAGAAATGGGCGGGCGTTTGGCTTGGTCTGTATCGTTTACATTGCGCGAAGTGAACTCAATCGCAGAGAAAAAAGAACAGCGCAAGCCGAAACCGAAAGCGAAAACGCAAGGAGAAAGCGCGCCAGTAGCTGAACCGTCGAAACCGGTGGCAGAGCCGAAAGCGGAAGAAAAGCCAAAAGAAGAAGATAACTCAATTTGGAAACAAATTGATGACGCACTGGGGGGATGATGAAGATTATTAAAACAGTTCATATCGACGGAGAAGAATTAGAACTTGCACAAGAAGACTTGATTTTAGAGTTGAATAATACAGGGCGCGGGTTCGTCACTGTTCGCACTGATAAGTCGTGCGAAGGAAAAAATGCGGTGATTTTTGTCGGTGAATATGACAATTTCTACAAGTGGTTTGACGGGTTCGTCGAGAGTGAGCAATTAGCCGAAAATGGCTATAAAAAGTTATTCGTGCGTGAGAAAGTGGCAATCTTTGAAAGACCGCTTAACTGTTCTCATCGTCATATTACGTTAAAGGATCTTTGCGCGTGGATTACAAGCGCGACGGGGATCACTGTTAAAGTGCCGGCGGCGAGTTATGCAGACACGCCGATCCCGCTTTTCACGCACACTGGAAGCGGTTATCAGCTTTTAAATAATATCGGGCGACAATATCAAATAAAAAACTATATGTGGCAACAGGCGGCGGACGGTTCGCTTTTTGTTGGTTCGCACGATGATTCACGCTGGTTCGGTCGCGACGTGCGCATAGATGAAAGCGTGACGTTATCAAGCGGAAGCAATGATATGACGATCCCAATCGCCGCCGCTATTCGACCGGGTGCGCTGATTAATGGAAACAAAATCAAAACGGTGCAGTTAAAAGGTGATGATTATGTGTTGACGTGGGAAAGTTTAGATAAAGACGGCAAGCCGGTGCAAAAAAGCCCCGAGCGCCGCCAGATAGAAAAAACATTTCCCGAACTAGCGGGCGGTTATCATTTGCCGCGTTATGCAAAAGTCGTAGGCGTGGCTGATCCGTCGGGGGCGGGTGATATTTCTGATCCGTTCCGCCCAAAGTACGCAGTAGAATTGCAGTTGTTGGACGAACACGGCGAAGTTGATCAGGCGGTGCCCGTTTATCCTGCTGTGCCGTTGCCCGTGACTAGCACTGGTTCACAAGGTGGCGACTTTGCTTTTCCAGAAGTTGGAACGGTGGTAGAGGTTGGGTTTGCTTACGGGCGTTCT